TGGCAGCCATCAGGTCGCTGTCATCGACGGTTCCACGCGCGGCCGCGCTGAGCTGATCCATTGTGTCTGTCGATGCTCCCAATCGCTCTATAAGCAAATTGTAGCTTTCCTCGAGTTGGACAATCTTAGCGCCCTCCTCACCAAAATCCAGGGCTTTCTTAATGAGCACCGCTACGCCGGCGATGACCACCGATGCATTCTTGATGATGTTCTTGACATTATCGATAATCTGGCCAAAGCCCTGAAATTTTGATCCCGATTCCTTTGCCTGACTGCCGGCTTGGTCCGTTTGGTCGCCCATCTTCTTCAAAGCGCCCGTGGTATCTTTGAGCTCGTTTTGCATCTTATTGAGCGTCGTAGTTTCTTTATTAAATTTTTCTTCAGCAATTTGAGCTGCAGCACTATTGTTCCCATGAGCCGCTTTAATTTGATCAAGCTGATAGCTAAGCGCGCCACATTTCTCCTTTTGTAGATCAATCTCTTTATTCAAGGAAGAAATGCGTTGCTCTAACCCCGTAGCTGAATTTGACCAATCGCCGAGCGCAGACGATGAGGCCTTAAACCCGCTTTCTACAACCCTGAGCTCACGATTGATCTCGGCGAGGCCATTTTTAAAATCTGTTGTGTCACTCGAAAAGCGAGCCGACAAACGCGAATCACCGGCCATTTAGTTTCTCCTCAGCTAGAGCCAAGAAATTTGATCGCAAAAAACCTGTTTGCGCGCCAACGTTGGATTCGCTTTGGATCCGTGCATCTCGGTAAAGCGGCGCATGAATTTGAGCGTGCTTGCAAAATCAGCCTGATCAATGTCGTAAAGACTCCAGTGGAAAATCTCAACTAGACTAATCTTGAGATCGGTTAGCATTACTTTTGAAGGCGGTTTATCACTTTCGGCCGGATCCCCGGCCGGATAGGGTTTGGATTGAAACTCCTCAACACGTTGCCGATCTTGGCCACGATCATATTGAAGACATTAATGATATCGCCCAGGTCAGCGCCTTTATTCAGCTCATCCAGCGTGAACTGTTCGCCGAAAATTTCCACAATGAACGCTTTGATAGAATCCCAAGTCTCGCGGTCGCTTTTTGGCTCCTGATTCTCGGACATATCCAGGGCGATATCGACCAGCCCCAGCGGGATGCGTAATTTTGAGTATTCAGCCTTGACCGAGTCATCCGGGTTGTAGAACGTAATTTTGATCGGATCGGGCATAGTAGCCTACAGGCCTAGCGGGCGAGCAAGAAAATCACTTGCTTCTCCACCCGCCAGGCTATTGGAATGGATTGGGTAAGATCAATCGGCGCTTATGACGCGGTCGTGAAGTTGAGCGCACCCTTAAGCGTCGAGCCGTAGATATCAGTCACTGCATACGTGATGATGTATTCGGTAGTGCCCGCCAGCGTTCCGGTTGGATCGATGGTGACGATCTTCTTGGTGGCGTCCAGCGCGTACGAGGCTGCCTCGACAATCGCGTCAACTTTAGCGATCAGCAAGATGTGGTTGATCGAGTCCGCTGCCAGGGCGTTATTGAAGGTCAGCGTCTGGTTGGCGGTCTTGGATACACCGGTGGCTCCGTCCGGAGTAGGCACGCTGCTCGACAAAGCCAGCGCGGACGGGGTAGCTACACCCGGCACCTGCACCTGGGTGAACCAGCCGGTGTCATCGAAAGCAGCGGTGTCATCATCACCGATCACACGCTTGACCGAATCGGTTACCCCACCGCCCAGGCTCCACTGGTGCACCGTGCGGATCGCCGTAAAGCTGAGGTCCAGGGTCTTGGGATCCGGCTTGTCGGCCAGGGTGGCGACAGCCTCTTTCGGCATGTCGAACTTTCCCTTTAGGAACCAGTAGTACCGGTACGCCCCGTTGCTCTTCTTCGAACGGAAACCCAGGGCCATGAATGGCGCGATTCCGCCGTTATCGTACATGCGCCCGGTGGTGCCGTCGAATACCTTACCGGTGATCATCGCCAGTGTTTCGAGGTCCAGACCAGTGATGGTCAGGCTGATCTTGGTCTCGCCTTCGCTGGTGGCCACATCGTAGGGCTGATCGTCGGCGTACTGGATTTGAAACGCCGTGGACGGCTCCTGGTTGGCTTCAGCCGCGGGCGCCAGCCAGGCGGGGGTACCTGCCGTATAGGCGGCCGCGCTGTCGGCAGTGACCTCGGCGATGTAAAGATTGTCGAGGCCGATCTTGGATTTGTACTCACCTTCGTTTGCCATAACTAACTCCTCTTAGAGATCTTCTGTATATTCGAAATCGAATGCGATCCCGTAATGACGGGTCTCGATGTCGTAATCGAGCTGTCGCCCGGCTACGAATGTGAAACCGGCGGTGGTCATCGCCCCGATCACATCAGGCAGGCCTGCCAGGCCCGCCCGGCTGTAAACACTCACCTGCACCAGCCAGCCACGGATCGTTTCCTGATCGTCGGCATGCTGGACCGGTGAGACATCTACTACAAAATAAATCAGGTAGGAATCGGGGAGATCCCCGCCTGGTGTGGCAGCTAGAAAAGCGCCGGCTCCCATGGGTAATCCCAGGGGAGTAAGAGCGCTCGAAGCGGTTGCCCAGATCGTAGCCATTATTTCAACCAGTCCTGGAATATCTTTTCCATCGCGGCGCGGGCCTTTTTGGCGTCGTTGCGCAGCGTGGGTCGGATGTAAGGCTTGGCATGGATGCCCGGGCGCGGGTGCCGTTTTGGATTCTTCGGGCTGGGGGAGCTGCGCCCGCCGAACTCCCACACCGCCGCGATGCGGGCGGTTTCGGCGTCCGTACCGCGCAGGACGCCCAGGTACAAATAGCGCTTGTTGCCGTCCGCCATAACAACGGTCTTGCGAATGGCTTGCTTGATCACGCCATACGGAGCACGTGCCTGCATGCCTGCCACCAGCACGTTACTGCCAGCGTCCAGGCACTGTTCGGCGACCAGGTCGATATCCTGGCCAGCCTTCTGCAGCTCGTCCAGGTATTCGTCGAAGCCTTCCAGCGTAAGTGTTACCCTGGCCATGGCTCTGCTCCTGTCCGTTTCTGGTCCGCTTGTCCGTTTTTAGTCCGTTGCATCAGCCCTCCCGCTTTCGGATGACCTTGAGCTCTAAATATTCGCCGCGCTCTTGCACATTATCCATCGAGACGATCTCCCACCGGTCGGCGCCTTTGAATACCGCGCAGGTCAGATCTACATCAGACCGGTAGCGGATGGTGACCGTGGCCGCCTGGCCAGCCTGGGCCGTTTGGGCGATCCAGGCCTCCTGGCCGTGCACGTTCTGCCATTTCGCCCACACAGTCGCGATCGTGGTAGGCCAGGTGGGAATAGGAAATCCACCGGTCCCGGGCGTAACTGTACGACTTTTCAGGGTGACCGAGGTGCGCAGCTCGCCAGGGTTGGTGATACCCGATCCGATTCTCATGCGGTTGTAAATCCAATTTCATCAGCGATCGTGCGCCCATAGCTGTCGGCCGCGGCGGTGATCACCAGGGTGTAGGCCGCGTCCGCGGTCAGGCTGCCGGTCGGATTGACGGTCAGGATCTTCTTGGTCACATCCAGACTTTTGACCGTTGTAACCGTGTTGCCCGCAGCGTCCTTGAGCACTGCCGCGCTGGTGGCCGAGCTGTCCATAGCATGACTGAAGATTAGCACCAGGTTGGCCGTGATGGCGATATCCATATCACCATCCTTGGGCAGGCTGGTAACAATCGTCAGGGCGGTCTCCGGAACTCCGGACGATTCCAGCAGCAGGGCTTCAGCTTCGAGCTGGGTCAGGCAGGCCGACAGACCGCCTTGCAGCGCTCCGGTATTGCCGGTCATGCTCGGATTCTCGTGCCACATCGTCAGCAGCATCTGGGCCGCAGCTTTGGCCTTTGGCTCGATGGTGGTGTCGGCGGTCCAGTCGCGCCCGGTAGCGGTCTTGATGTAATCATCCACCTGCGGCAGGAGCTGCAGCATCAGCGCATCCGTGGTCAGGCAGCGCAGTACGTTGGCGGCTTCTGCCGCAGTGAGGATGTTGGTCATGCTGTTTTCTTATCCTTCTTGGGCTTTTTCGGGGCAGCAGACTCAGACAGGAGCTCAAAAGTCATGATGACTTCGATGCAAGCCCTTTCCTGGAAGTAGTGGAGCTGACTTGCAGTCATTTCTACCACTTCGCCCGCTTTGTGGCCCTCAAAGTCGCGGATGAACAAAACTTTTGCCATTTTTGTCATGGTTCACTTTTCCTGCTTGTCCGTTTCTTCTGGCGCAAGGTCCAGGATGTTCAGCCAGTATTCGACGTCCTGAATAGCGCCCGCAAAGGCGTTCAGGTTGGCCTGCAGCTGAACCATATTAGCCTGGACCTGTTCTTGAGCGGTTCGGAGATCGGCCAGGCGTTTATCAAGGTCCGCACGCGTGATAGGCATGGGGCACCTTTATGTGTTGCCCGCGAAGAGCGGGATGTAGTAGGTCGTGCCATCGATCCGGATCAGCCCAACCTTGGCAGCCACACCCGTCGCAGCGCCCGCGGACGCAGCGTTGGTACCGGCTGCAACGACGAGCGCCTGAGCGCCGCCGGTCGGTTTCACGATGTCAAAGAAGAACGCCGCGTCGGTCTGGGCGTAGATGAGCGATTGGAACTTGTTATCCTTGTTGGCGGAAATACGAATGGCGTTGTACTCATTGAACGGGATCCCGGTCGGTCCAAGAACATCGATCCAGAGACCGGAAAGCTCGCCGGCGCTGATCGTCCCAGGACCGCCGGTCAGGCAGTCGAGCTGGGCGATCAGGGCGCAGGCGCGGCTGTCAGCATGATTCAGGGTGCCGGTGATGATCAGCTTGCCCTGCGCACCATAGAAGTAAGCGCCGCCGGCGCTGTTCACTCCGGAGAGCGTAACCAGGCCGCGCACTCCGGCGACCGTTCCGCCAGAGATAGCCGCATGGCTGGCCGTGATCGCTCCGTGAACCTGCCGCACTGTTCCCAAAGCGGCCGTCGAGATGGTTTTTGCTGTGACCAGAGGCAGAAGAGCCCGCGCGAGTGTCCATTGGTCCGGGGCGATACACTTGGCCGCCTCAGTCCCCGTTTGAATTTCAGCAGACGAGGCAAACGTTGTTTCCCCGCCGGTTAGTCCGGTGATGGTCGCCCCCCCTGCGACGGTAACGGTTGCAGTCGCGAGAATGGATAAGATGTCCCCAATTACCCAGGTCTTGCCGCCCGGGAGTATTCGGTTTTTAGTTACTGCTGTTACTACCATAGCATTTACTCCTTGTTTCTTTTCATGGGCGGACGAATCGGGTGTTCTATACCCGAATCATCCGCCCCTGCAGGTTACGTTGTAACGCTTACAGCGTGATGTGCAGCAGATCAAAGGCGTCTGCGTCCATCACCTTGCAATCGGCGCGCAGGATACCGCGCACTTCGGTGTTGTTGTAGCGCCAGGCATCGCCGCCGATGTTGGTGGCGCTCAGTTCGTACGGCATCCGGCGGAAGAAGGTCAGGAACTCCCGCCCGTCACCAATACCAATATAGATCTTGGTATTGGTGTCGGTGTTGGCCCACTGCGCATCCGGCACAACCACCAGCGAGCGCCCCTTCACGCGAAAGGCGGTCGCCTGGCTGGGATCGGGCTGCAAGAGCGGGCGGCCCATACCGTCATCTAGCTGATCCAGCAGGTCCAGCCCGTACTGATTGACGTAGATCTTGGCCACGACGCTGATCGCCGGATTCAGGGTCTTATTGAGCGAGGTCTTGATCTTCGCCAGCACGGTCGTGGGGTCGGTAACGTCAGTATGAGAGTGGGCCTGCATCAGGGCGACGATCAGGCTGTTGTTGGTCAGCGCGGCCTTTTTGGCGAGCCAGCGCCCCAGGTAAGCCATGATGCTGGCCGGAGCATCTGACAGCAAATTGGTCACGATCGGGATGTAGCCCGCATACTCAACG